CGGGGGCAACCTCGGATTTAGTTGCTGGCGGTGCTTTCCCGCTTTGTGGTGTCCCAGCGTCAAATAACACCTTCTTGTAATTTTCCGCTTCTTCAGGTGTGGTGGTGGGGTTTTCATTGACAAATTTACGAGCCAATTTGTCAAAGCCTGCATCAAGGCCCCGACGCGGCTCGACTTCGCCGTTCCGGTTAAGGTTTGCCTTTAGCAATACTTCCCCGGTCACAGGATTAACTACCTCATCACCAGCCTGATAGGCCTGCCCCATCTGGTCTATTCTATCTAACTGGGTTAACCCGCGCCTTGATATTTCAATAAGGGCTCGGTTAGCAGCGGGTGTGTTCGCGGCACTGGCGGTAGCCTGTTCCAACAGCCTGATCTCAGCCACACGAACCTGACCGAGACCACCTAGGGCAGTTTTCATATTATCAAGAATGCTGCCCGCGATAACTTTGCCGAAGGCTTCGTTGGGCGCGGCGGCATAGGCTGCATCCTTACCAAAAATGGATGGAAAAGCTGCCTTTAGTCTATTCCATGCCAATACCTCATTTGAACCAAGTCCTGAGTAGAAATTCGGATCCTTCATTAAGGCATCAGCAATGTTTAGATTGGGCATGAGTTTGCGGGCAGTCGTGGCCTGCGAACTCAATGTGTCGTATTTCTTCATTGCATTATCGACGCCCTTAACCCCAGCCTCTTTGTCTAAGGCATTCTGGCGTTCAAGGTCTTGGTAGCCAGTAATGCTATCCCAATCCTCCTGTGAGTAATCACTAGACGGCGGTTTGGTCCTGATTGCCTGTGCAAGCGGGTTTGTTTGGGCCATCACAGAATTGGCCGGTGCTTGCGGGGCTGCTTGTGCGGGCGGCGCGGCGGCCCCTACGCCAGCGGCGGGGTCAAGTGAGGCGACCCTGACAGGGGCAGCCGGAACCGCGCTGGGGGGCGCTGCCCCAGCCGCAAGTTGAGGCGGGACAACCGGCGTAGCCGGGGGTGCATCAGCGTTTTGGGCAACCGGATTAATTGCCGGTGCAACGGGGGGCGCAGCCTCACTACGAGGGCCGGGGGCTGGTGCCACGGCCCCCGGATTGACATTGATACCGGGGCCTCCTGGCACGGGCGATACAGTATACGGTGCCGGTTTTTCCAAGCCCCCAGGAAGCTTCTTGATGCCTGTCTGAAGGTCCGGAATAAATTGCTGACGTGTGGGATTAAGTGGGTCTATCACCACCTTCCCACCTGCATAAGGCACCACAATGGGTTGGTTTTGCTGGTAGTATTGCTGCAAAACCTGGCTTTTAACTTCCTCAGAAGCCCATGGGTTGGCAAGCAGCCCCCGCACCTGTTCTTCGGTATGTTGGGGAACACGCTGCACCAGCTTAGGGTCCACATAAATTTGTCCTGTCATTGCAGGTTCTGGGACCCTGTTTTGACCAGAGGGCATAGGCGCAGCACCCCGCCCAGCCGCCACTTGAATATTCTCAGCCATTTGCGGATTGCCCTTAAGGGCCGCACTCATGGCTTGGACAATGGGGGGCTGGTTATCAGTTGCAGCCAAACCAAGAGCTTTGTCCGCATCCACACCTTTGCGCCATGTTTCGGTTTCTTGAGGCAACATTCGGAATGGCTCTTCCTTAGAAGCGTCAGCTTCTTTAGATTGGCCATCATCTGATTTTTTGCGGCCCTCAGATGAAGGGCCTTCACTAAAAGACGGTGGTGTAACTGCCGAGGGTTGTGCCACTTGAGGAGTGGGCACGTTCCCTGTGTTTGGTGCAAATTGCTGGGCTGCTCTGGCCTGAAGGCCTGCGAGTTCAGCATTATTGGCTTGGTTCAGCGTGCTCCTGCCAAGGAGCGCATTGACCATGTTGCTAACACCCTGCGTCCAGCTCTGGACTTTAGGCTGTTGCTGGTTGCCATACAGAAGTGCCTTTGCATAATCCCGCTGCGCAGCAAGCTGTGCCGGGGTGGCATAGCCTTCTGGCGTTGAGAGTGTATCTTCAAGTGCCATTTGATTACCTCCTAACCTAGATTATAAGCCCAGCAGGCTTATAATACGCATAAGGATCCGGATTTTGCAGAGCCTGAACCATTGGGTTTGCTCCATTCGGAGTGCCAGGTACCCCCCCCGGCGACGTTGTAGGGCTTGCAGGAAGTGAACCCAAACCACCCGTTAATGGACCAGGATCAGTTACCTGCATTGGCCCAATTGACTGTCCTGCGGTTGGTGTGTTGTCTCCTACACCGGGTGCTGGAGATTGTGGAGTTGTATTCGGTGCCATTTGAGCAGGGCTGCTCGCATAAGGATTTACCAACGGTGCATCCCCGCCAGATGGGGGTGGTGCCCCTACTGCCGAACCTTGACTTGGGGTTTGGGCAGGAGGAGCCGACCCACCCACACCGGATGCAGGGGTAGAAGTACCGGCTGCACCGCCAGTGCCCCAGTTGTTCCAACCCTGATCCCAGTTTTGCCAAGGATCCCCTTGAGCAGTTGGCGACGATCCCATTAACTACCTGCCATTGGGGCAGCGCCCCGCAATGCTTGCAACACAGACGAAGGTTGTAACGCTAAACCACCCGGGCCTGTCATGATCTGACTGTCACCCGTTGACGAAGCCCCCGGTACAGCGGCTTCTAATGAAGCCATGGTAGGTTGTGCAGCCGGGGTCATGCTGACTGTAGAAGTATCAGTTGTAGTAGGTGACGAACTCACTGACCGCTCGGAGGAATCTGCGAAAACAGAGCAGCTATGGCTGGATCTTGTGCACCGGGGGGCATTTGTTGCGCCCCAGGACCCATAGGCTGCATCGCTTGGCCCGGCATGGCCGGTTGCCCGCCTGCGGCCATCTGAGCGCCCAACCCACCAGTCATGTTCCCCGGAGCTGTAAGAGGGCTGGGGGGCATTGCCTGTGGCGTCGGGGCCACACCGCCTGCCGCGCCACTCTTGATGGCCTGCAAAATTAGGGCATTTTGCAATGCTTGAGGGTCCTGCCCCATCGCTTGTGTTGTCGGATCCATTTAGATCTCCTTAAATAAGCCCAGCATCCTGCAAGGCGTCCTGCTGGGCATTAGATAACCCATTGTAATTAGACGTGCTCAAGTTGTACCCAAGGCCGCCGCTTCCAGCGCCCGTTAATCCACTTAGGCCGCCTAGACCACCAAGAAGCCCGAGGCTGAGGCCGCCCGTAAACGGTGCAGCAAGTGCGCCGAGGGCGGCAGTGCCAATACCAAATAGACCAGAATTGAATGCAGTAGATTGCTGCAACTGATCTTGATAAGATTGCTGTTGTGCGGTTTGGGCATTCGCCACAGCACCAGTAAGGTTCGCAGGTTGAATGTTAAGGCTCGGCGTTGTGGTAAGATTAGAATTAATATTGGCGGGAGCACCCAATGCTTCCAGCGATCCAGCCAATTGTGCAGGTAACTCGTAAGTAGAAGTTGCCTGCTGATACATCTGAGGCTCAATGTTGGCAAGGAAACCAGTTTCAGTCTGCCCCTGACTTTGGAGCAGATTGTTCATGGCTTGGTCGTAGCCAGGAGTACCGGGATTGAAGCCCTCACTCTCGAGCTGGGTGTTTTCCTGCGCTATCTGGGGTTGGAAAAATGGCTGTAAGTAACTTTCTTCCTGCTGAACGGCCTGCCCCGTCAAACCTGACGTCTCATTGCCAATGGCTTGAGCCGCAGGAATAGAACCGTAGTTAGCTCCGCCAAGAATTTGCCCCGCAGCCGTACCTGCTGTTTGCTGGGTCCCCTCTTGGGTATTCAGCAACGCCTGTTGGGTTGGGGATAGGTTTTCGGTAGCCGAATACATCGGCGTACCGTTCGAAGAAGTGCCGGTCTGTGTGTAACTAAGGCTCCCATAGGGGTTGAACTGGTTGACCATTGATCCCTGTTGGGATTGTTCACCAGCGGTTGTGTTATACTGCTGTTGGCCCGCTGCAACTGTGTTCGGATCTTCTACAGTTGGGGGCGTCGGGCTAGAAGCCATCTTTAGGCTCCCTTCAAAGCTTTAATCATGCTTGCCACGCCAGCGCTTCCCGGAGCTGTGGTGTTCATGGCCGGGGGATTCATGATCGGTGCACCCGTAGATTGTATCTGAGGGTTGCCCAGCAAACTGTTATTCTGCTGGAGCATGGAAGAAGTGGTAAAACCACTACCTGTTTGAGGGCCTGCGGTCTGTGGAAACATTCTTAAGCAACCTTTGTAGTTTTGATCGCCGCCAGACGCTCCATATCTTCTCTGAAAACTACAAATCGGCAACCCGTATGGCGGGGCGAATCGGTGTGCCCGTAGTGCCTACGCTGAATACCCTCGTACCTAAAACCAAATTTAGGTAGCTTTTTCAGGAGAAAACTCGGTCGTTTGGCGACGATAACGGTACATCTAGCCAAACGCAACTCATAAAGAGCTATCTTGGCTATGGCACGAATTATCCCAAGGGAGACCGTGTTCTTTCCGTAGTAGGATAATTCGGCGTTAATGCTATTGTAGGAAGTAAACAAGATTGCCCCAACTAACTTCTTTTCCTCATCAATTACCCCAAATGCCCTATCAACGTGCATGGGAACACGTTTGTAGGCAGCGAATGCCCATGCAGCCACGGCTTCATCAGCATTAAGAAGCAATCCTTTGGCCATCAGATAAAACCCCCTAATTCAAGGATGGAATTAAAGGCATTGACCTGAAGGGTCACTGGATTGGTATTGGCCAAGGAAGTGTCAAACTGGGCTGTGTCAAAGAAGGAAAAGTCAAAAATGCCCTGCGCTGCCCCCGTAACCGCCGAGGTAGCCACGTTGACCGTCAGGTGGATGGCTAGCGCATGGCCCACTGCCTCCGCGCTTAACCAGTTGATGGTTTGAGAAACTGAACCAAACCATACAGACGTATCCCAAATAGCCGAATCCCAGGTAGCGCCACCGTCAAGGATTTGAATAGGCGCGGTCTGGGTTTGAATGACAAAATCAGCATCCACTGAGATTTGCGGGGTAATAGTCTGAGCAGCCGTCAAGAAAGGCTGCACCATCGTCATGCGCTTAAGTCTGCCCGGCGCATCAAAATAGTTATAGGCGCATTGCATGTCGGCTAGAATAGAGTTGGTGAAGTCAAGGGAACCAACAAAGCATTCATTGACATCCCCCACATTGCCACCAAAGTAGAGGGTATCGTTATAGACTTCAAAACAATTGGCGTTCCATCCAGTGAACTGGCACCATGCCCCAGTCAGTGTGTTCATGACGTACTGAACTTGGGTAGAGTTCTCAACCTGCGGAACATTTAAGATAGCTAGTTGCTGTGGGGCGAATGTAATCAACTGCCACCCAAACAGATTCATGCCCATGGCGGCGGATTGAGCCATGGCGTTCTGAATTCTAGCAGTAATGGCTACGCTGCGCTCAGAACTGGGATCAAATGGAAGCGCCTGAGATATTGGCACAACACCCTGTTGAAGAATAAGGCCAACATCTGAGCCAATTTTGGTGGCGCAGCGCGAACCAATGGGGGGTGATAGATCAAACGTACCAACTAACGTCCACGCGGTGGCGCTGGTAGGGTCAGTGCCTGAGAAGATAGTGGCCTGTCCACGATTGGACAGAAACACCATGTAGTCTTGAGGGCCATTGCCGCCATCTACTGTCCAATCTGAGATAGAAATAAGGTAACCACCCTTGTACCACTCCGAGCCAAGGTCTAATGTGCCCGCAATTGCCCCCGTAATGGAGCCGGTGGGCATAAAAGCGCACACGGTGGAACCACCACCCGCGCCATCGGTCAGCACATACCAGAGCCTGTTTTTCTGCGCCCAGATGTTGATAATGGCCGATGTGCTAAGGCTGTTGGGCAGGCCGGTTATGGTTGGAACCGTCCAGGTTGTGCCGTCGAACATCTGAAGTTCGTCAATACCATTGACTAACTGAATAACTGTGGTTCCAAGAGGCGGTGTGAAATTGACGTATTGCCAACGGTCCGAGTTAAGGCCCGTGACCACCGCGTCAATTACAGCAGTATCCGAAACATTATAGATTGTGCCGCCTGATGCGGCAAACATCTGCTCAACGCCTTCAGCCCTTCTAACCATCAGGGTTTCAACTGGGGTGGTAAGGTCGGAAAGCAGTGTCCACGGCTGATAACCAAGGCGCAGTTCTACCCAACCGGGTCGCGGTATCCAGTTGTTTAGAATAGGCGCACGCTTTGGGTCCATAGACGCCAGCGGCGATATCGCATCCCAACCGTCAGTTGGCGCTGGGACAACTTTAGTCTCGACATCTGGTGCCGGAAACGAAACCTTATCTACTGATTTTGCCTTTCTCATTTTAGATGCCTTAGTGATTTAACCAAGTCGGTATTTGGATCATACACTAACTGATTTGCATAGGGGGTATCCATTGAAGACGAGTACCAAGGGGGTATCTGCCTTGCATTGTGATTGGCAAGCTGTTGGAGGTGACGCTCTTGCACATTCCTAGCCTCCACCTCTCCTGCTAGTCGCTGATACATCTGCTGCGGGTCACTTTGTAACTCTGTAAGAGGCAGCTTCTGTGGAAAAGTTTCTTTAAGGCGCGCAAACGTGCTCGGTTGGCCACCGGGCGCGAAATTTTCAAATCCTTGGACCGCGTGCTGAAGCTCGTGAAGCATCACGCTTTGCATTCGCAGTTTATCTGGAGCTGCCGCTTCAATTACTTTAGCCCCAATAGGATTGGGGTCATAAGACCCCCGCCCGATACCATTCTTGGGATTTTGGTAAACGGTGTTGTAGACCTTATTATACTTTAGCAATGGATAGGCTTGATACAGATCTGGATGATCAAACATGGCCTCCGAGGGGCCAGCATAAAAACTTCCCTCTTTGGTGTAATCAAGGCCGTGACTTGCTACTTTTGAACTTGTGTCCGGTATTTCAAAACGCCATTTGCTATCTGTCGGGCTCTTAAACCACCCAGTATCATTCCATATTCTTTCAGATGGCTCTCCCAATTCACGCATCTTGTTGGCTTCAATTAGCGCAGGAATATCAGCCGTCTTAGCCAGCTTACCCCCAAAGATACCAGCCGCGCCCGCTTCGGCACCCGGTGCCCCGGTTCCTGCCAATGTCATCGCAGTATCAGCAGCAGCCTTATAGAGAGGAGCGTTTGGCTCTGGCGCGTTTGGATTGTCAGTTACGTCCTCTTTTCTGAGGCCCGGCACGGCTTCAGCAGAGGCATCAATAAGATGTTTAGGAATATTCAAAAGCCCGGCAATCAAATTGCCAACAAGGGGCGATGCCGAAACTTCAGGTTCAGCAGGGCCACCCACACCAAAAGGGAGTGCATCAGGCATTTGTTCCGGGGGCTGCTTTTAGCAGTTGCAATAAGGTTGCTGGGGGTACGACATTCTTATCCTGGGTATGAAAATCGTTAATTTCAGGATCCATATCCATGTTGTCATTGGGCATCGTAGGTGGCCCGCGCAATGCCCTGACGGTTGCCCCCGGACGCATAGAAATAGGCGAACCATTGAGCATATCCCAGGTCTCAGGGTTATAGGTCTGTGGTGGCTCAAGGTGCTGGTTCCAGCGGTAGAAATCTTCCATAGCGTGGGCGGGGGATTGCCCAGTACCCATTGGGTTGGGATCACCGGGCTTGTTGATCTGATAACCCCTTGATCCAGGATTTATTTCCAAACCCTCAGGCAAATGAGATGCAGGGCCGCCACCTGTCTCTTCCCCACGGCCAACTCCTCGGCCAAAATCAAACGGATTCATCAGATCCTTTGTGTATTTGTTATTGGGATAGGCCACCGTTACATCGTTTATCTTCCTGACCAAGGCGGGTGACGTATCAGCGGGCTTCTTTAGGTCATTCAAGATGCCAGCCGGGGGTAAGTTGCCAAACCGACTGTTAAAATCCTGCTCTGGGTTATGATTGTCAGGAAACGGCATGGCCTTTTGCGCCGGGCTTACATATGGCGATAGCAGGGAACCTACTATTTGGGATGAAATGTCAGGCATTATTGCCCCCAATCCGCCTGATTAGGCTTGGCGATGCCCGTTGCCACTTGCTGAATACGTGCCTTTTCTTTGGCCAAGTTAGGGTTTAGGTTGGCTGGGGCAGGGGCATAGGCTGGATGCACGATTGCCGGGGCTACGGGGGCACCCAGTTGGGGGAACTGAGCTAGGCGGAGGGCATTGACCATTTGCTGGACATGCGCCTGTGGGCGTTGCGCGGGCTGCACCTGTTGCGGGTAACCGGGAGGGTATGGATTCATGTCAAGCGCCATAGCTGGTAGTTGTGGGGGCAGAATGGGCGCAGCCAGCGCAGGCTGGGGCTGTGCGGCCTGTTGTGCCAACGCTTGCCATGTTGTGTCGTCGGCCATTGAGTGCCCATTTGTGTCAAAAAGACGTAAACGCCACGAAGATAACACAGTTCAGTCGAGTTATACGCCCGCGTTTGGCCCAACCGGACCTGGGAAAAATCCATCCTGGACGTTACTCGGCGACAGAAATATTGGGCTGGCACGCTTGGCTAGTTGGAGCGTGGGGGCAGCGCCATCACGAGCAATAAGGCGGTCAACATAATCAACCCAGCGGTTTTGAAGGGTAACGTAACTACCAAATCCCTTAATTTCCCAAAACATCCACTTGATGCCCATAACAATAGCTTGGTCATCAAGAAGTGGGGTATCTGTGTCATTGGCGAAATACTGCGCATAGGTTGGGGTGCTGGGTGCGGGGGATGCACCTCCCTGCACATTGACCGCATCAATGGATAGATACTCAAACACAAGCTGAAGTGGCTCTGTTAGCTCAGTAGGCGGCGGCCAAATCCTGAAATTGTTTGCAAACGGACCAAGTTGGCGGAAATGCCTGCGCGGGCCAGTAGTGACAATGCCGGAGCGGTGCCACTGATCTACTTGTGGGCTGTCAGGCCCAATTAGCTCCCAGCGGTTGGTTCTATCCCACATAGTACGATTCTGGAACCAGTCAAAACCGGGTGGCTCAGGAAAGGTATCTTGTGCAAACACAAACGTGCCACCAGTGACGGCGGCAGTGTTCGTGGCCAGCATAGTCATGACCACGGTGTTAGCATCCGTCACAGATGCAACACGAGCCGCCTGTGCCACATCGGGGCCGGACACTGAAAAATAATTGGCAAGAATGCCAGTAGTGCTGGGGATGCTAGTGATAGTGTTGGTATTGGCCGCAGTCAGATTCCCGGTGGTAGTGATGGGAACTGGGACGGCCAGATCGTACTCAAACTGCATGGCCGTCCAACCCGTAGGGTTGCACCGCCTTAGTTCGTCTAGCACACGGTTGGAGAGCGCAAACATCTGAACGGTAGTTGGATCAGTGTTTCCAACTACTGTAGATGCTTGCGGCAGGCCCAGTTCAGCCTGAGCCGCCTGCACGATCTGCAACAGTGTAAGGGGCATTCAAGTGGTAGCCCCTTACTTGTTGGTCCAGTTCTTAGGCTTGTACATCCAGATGATGGCGGAAGCACCCGTGGCAATAACAACGCTGCCATTGGCTACGCCATTCAGGGTATGACCCGACGGCACAAAAACGTAGGCCGAGTTGGTACCTTGCTGGTTGGTCAAATAGTAGGGGTTCATTACCTTTGCATCACTAGGGATAATGAACGAGTTGGTAGTAACCGCAGTCGGGCTGAGTTCGGCAGCACGGCTGATAATGTTGGCAGCGGCACTCTGAAGAGTAGCACCGGCACCAACAATCTTCGCAACAGGGGCAGCGATCAGGGAAGATTGCTGAGCCGAAAAGCCATAGCCTGTGGCGTCGTCAGAATTGCAAGTAGGCATTTAAGATTCTCCTAAAAGGAATTAAACAACGCGGGCTCTGGAACGCTTGATGGGCTTTTTAACCAGATCGGCAGTCGCATGGGTTGCGTTGATTTGCGCCGATTGAGAGTCAAAGTTTGCGTTGGGGGAACCTACAAAGGTAGGCCGCCTACCCTGACCGCCATTCTGAGCAAGAAGCTTTTGAACATCAGCCATGCTCACCGCGTTATTCTGAGTGTCACGAATAGCGTGAAGTTCTTCCTTCATCAAGTCAATTGTGTGCTTGAGGGAGTTGATCTCACGGTCCTTATCTTCAAGGGCGGCCTTCAATTGGCTGGCTTTGACGCCTTTGTTCGCTACCTCGAGGTAGCGTTTGGCATCATTGACCCAATTCTGAGCGCCCATACCGATAGTCTCAATGGCATGGGCTGACAGATTTGCACACTGTTCAACAGTGTGTACACCAGAGGCCTGAAGAGCGGCAGCGGTAGCAGGGTTCGCTGCGAACAGCATTTCAACCGGGGTACCGTCAGAAACCTGAGGGGAATTTTGCTGGAATTGTGCCCACTGAATTGGGAAGCGCCGCCTGTCAGAGTCATTGGCTTCCCGATCAACAATGTTGAGGCGTTCGCCGGGGGGATGAATTTTGACAAAAACCTTGTTATCAAAGAACGGCCTTCCCTCTTCCACCGACTTGGCCATATTACGAACCGGCTTATGGTAGAACATCACTACCATGGAGGGGTCACCGCCGCCGTACTGCACGACACCCACGTCGCCGTTCCACTTGATGCCTACGTGTGACTGAAACTCGTCCATTACTAAAGCTCCTTTGAAGATGTGGATGAAAGATAGCCCAGACTAAGTTACTTTGCTAGAGGCCAAGTATAATCTGGGCTTGTTCTTACTTTTAACGAAGTCGGTCAATTCCTTGGTCACAATCTCAAGGGTTTCATTCCACTGACCGGGTTTCTTTTGAACAAACTGGCGCAGTGACGGATACCACGGGCTATCTTCACGGTCACCAAACCAGCGCCAGCACCCATCCCAACGGCTTAGCATCCAAGTTGGTTTGCCAATGGATGCAGCGGCATGACAGACAGCGGTATCAACCGTAATAATCAGATCACACTGTTCCATTGCGCAGCATGTCTCGTAGAAGTCATACATTTCTTCGGTATAGTCAACAATGGACATCTGTGCAGGGGGCGTCCGTATTTGATCAGCGGGTGGCCCTTTTTGAAATGAAACCCAAGTGATGCCGGGTATCTTTGCTAGTTCAGAAAAATCGGCAAGTTGGAGGGAACGGACTTCGTCCACCTTCAGGGCTACGGGTTGGTTCATGCGGGCCATACCTGCCCAGCAGATGCCAACCTTGACTCGATTCCTGTATTCGTCAGGCAACGCTGCAAACCTGTTAGCCCAGACTTCTATCGACTCAGGGTTAAGGTTGAATTGCCGTTCCCGTGCCGGGATATCCCCGACGGTTGGGGTAAGCAACCCCCCAAGTGAAATCATGGGGATGCAGTAGTCAACTACCGGAACTTTCTCACCGAAGTTGATTACCGCGTAAACTTCAGGAATTGACTCCATGAGCCGCTTAACTTGGTGTTTACCCTCCACAATAACCTTAGCGGTTGGGTACTTCTCAGCCAAGGTACGGGCATAGCGGCCAAATTGCAGGATATCCCCAAGTCCTTGTTCGCCGTATACGAGAATGGATTTATGGGTTAGGTCCTCACCATTCCATTGTGGGAATTTAAGGCCACGGGGCACAAGTTGTTCTGATTTCCACCGCCATTCAAACTCTTTCCAGCCTTCTTCAAGCTGGCCCATCTTCAGAAGCATCATGCCAAGGGCTAGGTGGCCATCCACGTAGTCAGGGCCTACACGCACCGTTTCCCTATACGAAGCTAAGGCCTCGTCATAGCGTTTGCGCCATTTGTAGCTATGGCCCATGTTCATGTGAATCTGGGGGAATGAGGGGTCTAGCTTAAGGGCTTTGTCAAAGTAGGTAAGGGCTTCCTCATGTTTATCCAGGTCTTGGTAGCAGGCACCCAGATTGCAATAATGAATAGCCGATTCGTCGTAATCTAGAGCACGTTGGTGGTTCAGGATTCCATCCAATGGATGGTTCATGCGCTGAAGGCCAATGCCCCTGTTGCCCCACAGGCCCGGTTGGGCGGGATCTTCCCGTAGAAGCTCGGTAGACCAAACAACAACGTCATTCCAGTTACCGGCACGCAACGCTTGCGCATACAGTTCTTGACACTCTTCAACAGACTTATACTTCGCCATTTAAAACTCCAAATTTACACAAAGAAATAGGGGCGGATTTTAACCCGCCCCTATGGTTAAGCAATCATGCTGCTTAAGTCGCGGTGAAGAGTACTGGGTAATTAAGAATCGCGGTATTGGGGCCAGCAGCCGAACCAGTGGCTTGGCTGATGACGATGCCGGAAACCTGATTGCCCGAGCCAGTGCCGGGGGTGGTTGAAAACAATTCACCAGCGGTAGCGGCAACGGTATAAAGCAGCGCGTTCTTGGTGGTGGAAGCGGCGGTGGTGACGTTCGGGCAGTTACCTGCGCGCTGCACCCAGAAGTAGGTAGCAGTCTGCGAGCCGGTGGGGGCGGGCACCACAATGGAACCAGTGGAACCACCGACAACGCCAAGCAGTGAGCCATACGCGCCCGCCGCAGCGGAGCCGCCAACCAGAGCCACCGACCAAGTGTTGGGGACGTTACTGATGGCTACGACGTTACCAGCAGTAATGGTGATGCTGGCGGTGCAGTAAACCCACTCAGAACCGTCAGTGCCCCAAGCAAGGGTGCCGACGTGGAACGGGGGGTTGGGGTACTCAGGGGTAGCCGTGCTGAGGATGAACACCGAGTTGATATCGATGCCAGACTCGTTGGTTGTGCTATAGATTGCTGTAACAGCCATTTCAGAATTCCTGTTGCTGAGTTGTGAAAATTACCGGCGCTCAGCGTATGGATGGGTTTCCACGGAAGCTAGGCAGCCAATCTACGCCACTATTCCATGTGATTGGTTTCACATGCTTCTTCTACTAAAGATAGACCATTGGGTCAAGCATTAACGATTCATCAGATTTCCGACATTTCCAATAAACTTGACGATGTGATCATATGGCAAGTTTACGGGCGGTGGCAGAAGTATGGCTCCGTTTATGTCAGGCTGCACAATTGGTAGGGGCAATGGCCCACGGGGATTCGGCCAATCTGTTCTATAGAACGGCGGGTACAGCTTAGGCAGCGGAAGCGGGGTAGCTAACTCAAACTGAAGCGGTGCTAGCCGTTGCGCCCCTCTGGGGTTCGGGAAATCAATAGGTGTGAATGGTACGAGGGTGACCAGCCCCTTGTAATTAGAGTACTCAAATTGAACCGGAAGTGGCCGTGCCCCTTTAGGGATAGGCCAATCCAGCAACGAAAAAGGTTGTGCTCCAGTATTAAGAAATGCTGGGGTTGACAGATTCTCAAACTGCGGATTCCTAGTGTACCCTTTAGGAACGGGCCAATCAGCTTGCGCAAACGGTGCAGCCGGAACGAGTGCCAGAAATTGGGCATATTCAAACTGAATTGGAATGGGCCGCGCGCCTTTTGGCACCGGCCAATCAGACTGGGCAAAAGGTTCCGCACCTGTGATCAGGAATGACGGGGAGTAACCAAATTCAAACTGCGGATTACGGGTTGGGCCTTTAGGAACGGGCCAGTCAAGCTGGTAGAACGGCTCCGTGCCCGTATTCAAATACGACGGCAGGCTGCCTTGCTGGTATTGAACAATTGCCTTGGTGGCAATTACTGGATTAGGCCACGAAGTCTGGGCAAACGGATAGATTACATTCGTTAGGGCTAGTGGGCTTGCCGCATCAAATTGAACCGGAAGTGGCCGTGGCCCCTTTGGAACCGGCCAATCCAACTGAACGAAGGGTTCAACGCCCTTTAGCAGAAATGCGGGAGTTGACGGGTTCTCAAACTGGGGGTTACGTCTGTACCCTTTAGGAACGGGCCAGTCGCTTTGCAGGAACGGCTTAGTACCTGTTACCAAGAATGACGGGAATGCGGCCTGCTCAAATTGAATCGCGGGTCGCGCAGTTACTCTAGGATTCGGAAAATCTACAGGGAGAAACGGAGTTGCCACGACCGCTGTGAGCAGGGCAAGTGGGGCCGCATAGGAAAAAGATTGGTCTAACCCACGGGCAGACGGTAGTTCAGTTCTATTTAGTGGGCGAAACGTCATTTACATCCACACTTGCGGGTACAGAACATCTCCGACGCTAGCGGGATTAAGGAAGAACGCAACCGTCGCCCACTCAAACCCAGTTCCTATTGTTCCAGAAGGCGCAAAGGCTCCAGTAATGCCTGTCGCGGAATAGACAATTGCAGGACCGAAATAGTACGGAGAAGTGGACTGCTCTTGGTTTACAGCTGGAGACCCAGGATCAGTGGTACTGCCAGAGCCCGCGTCTATCAGAGCAACACCGACCCACACCGAACCGGAGCCGGGAGATGTCTGCGAAGCAAAGGTAAATGTAGTCGCACTCGAAGAGTTAAATCCGGGACCGGTTGCGAAGGGACTTGAAGTGTTCACGCCGCTCCAGGCAGCGCCGGACCACTGTTCAATGAAACCATCCTGGCAAGTTATCGTCCAGCTTTGACCCCCTGCCGCAGAGTCTGCAGCATCGCCGGCGTCCGCGATCTTATAGAAAGCATACTTGGTTCGTTCAGCGTTTGTCGTAGAAAATTGTGTCCACGGTGTCGTGGACGTAGACCCGGTAAGCGTCACCGATGTCGTAGTTGTCTGCTGGTCAAAAAATGTTATGCCGAAGACCATAAACATCCCGGCGGTGATGCCGGACGGGATGGGTATGGGCACCGACGTTGTTTGGAATACGTTGTTGTTTTGCCAGATTACGTCGGGAGTGACATTGACCATGACTATAGCGCGACGCTAGAAGAAGTTTTAATGCTAGCTTGAGCAGAAACCTGTACACTTGCCAGCGCAACATTGCGCGTGCCGCTAATGTATTTCGCAAAACCTGTAGAGATAAAAGCAACCATGCTTCCGACATCAGGAAAGCTGCCGTCGGCAACGCTCATATTTACTTCGGGCTGGGCCATTCCTGTGATCTGGTAATTGATAGTTACAGAATAGGCGGCCATTTTCTATCCCTAATCACGACATCAAGGATATGCGTTGTTTGATCCGGGCAAAACAGGCACAGCACCGGGAACGCCCGCGAGCTGGATGTCCACGTTGGCGCTGACCATCGGCTGATCCGATCCAATCTGCACGACATTGGTGCCAGTCACGAGATCGGTCAAGTTTACCGGCATGGCGTAGGTACGCCATGTACCAGTCAGTTGATCCGGATAGGGCCACGACACTGAATGTGTGTGACCGTTGACAATAACATTGAGCACTGTCGGGTTGGCGCTACCTTGTGGGAAGAAATTAAAAAGCACGCGCGTGGCAGCGGCTTGGGGGTTGGCCGGGACGTTCAGCACGTTCCAGCTTGCAGTTTGATTGGCGAGAGAGACCTGCCCAATGTTAACTGATCCAGCGATGTAGCCGTCTCCGCTGTACGGCGTCAGCGCGTCGAGCGCATCGAAAGTGAAGTCACGCCCGGGGAATGGACCGTCAAATGCCAAATTGTCCCAGACAAACGTGTGCTGGCTTTGCGATGTCGACGGCGCTGTTCCAAGCAATACCGTCTCCTTATCAGCATTGTAGTGCACATCCTCCAACCAAACCAACCCGCGCGTGAATTGCAGATTGGCGTTGGTAATTGAGGCTATCTTGCGCAAGCTAGTTGGAACGCCGGCATCGGCAGCATAGATGTCGATCTCGGCAGTTGTCACTCGTATCTCGATGTGGTTCATGACGCCCGAGCCGGGGGCGGGAGCAACCACGCAATCGAGAATATTCAGCGCGAGTGGCGGATTGGACGCGGTGCCAAAATTCACCCCGACACCGTGATCAACGTCCTCATAGACGTAGTTGCGAACAACCACCGTCGAGTCAACTGTCCAGCGGGTGGAATTGATATTGTTCGCGTTTGGGCACAGCCCACCATTGCCCGGCTCGGCAACAGCAGCAAAGTGAACACCAAAGCCATTAGCGGGTAGCGACTCCCAAGTATCGA